TGTCTGGTAACCAATAATTATAAATTTTTTTCATTTTTCATAAGTACAATATATTTTTTATAATATATCGGTGGTCCTTTTTTTACTTCGTTGTAACCTTCAGTTACTTTTGTATTTACTATGCTCTATTCTGAACAAAGAATTTTTATTTTTTCTGCCCGCCACTCAGGCTCTTCGATAATTATATGTAAATTTTTAAGTTCTTCTACATATTCTTTACTTACTTCGTTCATTATTATTTCCTAATGTACAGATAATCTATTCTGCTTAATTTTTTTAAAAGCGTATAGCCATAATTATCTAAAATAGATTCAATCGATGGCATACTTACAGGTTGTCTATCTTTATGTTTACTACTTTTACACTCAATACAAATTACCGGATTGTTATTTGTAAAAAAAGTTTTAGCTCCTTGCAGAAGCCAAGACTCGTGACTGTCGACGTCTATTTTTATAAAGTCGATATTTTTAAAATTATATGAGTCGAGTGTTTTTATATCTACAGAAAAAGATTTCTCTGGAGTGTCACGTTTAAATTGTGTCTTCTCAGTAATCCATCCTTGAAAAGATGTGTGAGTATTATATAATGTGCTAGTGCCATTTTTATTGCTTAAACCTATATTATAAGTTATGCAATTAATTATATTTTTATCTGCAATGTTTTGAGATAACGCTTGATAGCAAACAGGCTGAGGTTCGAATGCTATTACATTATCAAAGTATCGGCATAGATATTCTGTCGAATCGCCTATCCACGCTCCGACATCAATAGCATTATTAAATTTTTTAACATGTTGTAAGGATTGTTCTAATGGTTCGTAGCACGAAAAATTTTTGTCAGTTTCTAAAAAACTATCATTTTTTGGATACCACCAATCATCTTTTTTAACAATCATAAAGTAGCATCTTCCATTCCAGCTACTCTAAGTTTTACAATATTAGTTATCTGCCATTGCTTTTGATCTAGTGCTTTTAGAACGCCTAGATAATTGTTCCTAATAAGCGCAAACTCGTTTACTAGTTTTTCATAATCAACTACATCGGCTTCGCCGTCGACGTATTTTTCAACATCGCGACTGCTTAGAGCACGTTGATAATTTTCTAAATATTTTTTAAAAAATGAGCTACGCAATCTACGTAACTCAATATTTAAATAGTTAAGTATAGCTTCAATTTCTTGTAGTTGATTAAAACGATATTCAACAATACCAGGCATAGAAGCTGCGGCTTTTTCTACATTGCCGCGAAGTTTAACTTCTGTTTTTGCTGTACTTAATTCATTATTAAAATAATTTACAGCATCGGGTATTTTTGTAATGTCACGTGAAATCTCGCTATACCAACCCATTAATCATCCCAATCACTGTTATCGCTTTCTAAATCGTCTTCAACATCATCTAAGTAATATTCAATTGCTTCGTCCAAGGTGTTGTCTTGGCCTAGACAATCTCTTAAAGTAAAATCACTTACGCCATAATCAACTAATGTATCTACAAATCGTTCCGCAACATCTTCTACACTTTTTTTATCAATATATTCTTTAAACACAGACCAAATGTCAATAATCTGATTTTCGTCCATAATATGCTCCCTATTATTCTACAGGATTATTTTCAATTAGGATGTCGTCTTCCTGTAATTCTTCATCGGTATTTATATTATTGTCAGCCGAAGATTCTTGTTGTCTTTGCCATTCCTCCATTACAATATCTAATAGATCATTAGTCCAGTTTTTTCTAAACTCTTTTATTTCAGTTCCGTCTGGCATATCAAACTTTAACATATTGCCAGTTTTAACTAGTAGTCCTTGAGCTTCAAAAAAGTCAACTAGTCCACTGTATGGATCCATGCCAGTGCTGTATGGGATCTTAACTTCTACACTTTCAAATGGTTTAGAATAACGAGTTTTCATTACTTTACACTTAGCTCTAATACCAGTGACCGCACTAGTAGTATCTTCAGTTGTTTCATCGTCTTTAGCTTTGAGTTTTAGTTTTTTAATTGCTACAACTATCGAACTTGCATAGATAAATCCTTGGCCGCCTGAAATTTTATCATCAGGATCAAACATATCTTGTGATGCATAGGTATGGTTAGTACACACAAGGCCTACATTTGTACTACCTAACATGTTTACACAGTTTCGTACAAGAGCAGTTAGCTGCTTAGGTTTACGACCCATGTCACCTTTCATATCACCTTTTTCGAACTGATCAACATCAGTTGGTGTAAGTAACATTCCTAAAGAATCAACTACGAACAATACTTTAGGACGGTCTTCTTCAGGTGTTGATTTATAATCTTTCATAAACGTGCTCATAGTTTTAGCAACGTCATCGATCATACTCATATTTAATTTAAGCAGTTTAGATTCTGATGTATCTACATCAAGTGCTTGTAGCCATGTTTCGTCTAGCGCATTTTCTGAATCAATAAGCACTACAAACATGCCCATGTCTTGTGCTGCTTTCACAATGTTACCTGAGCAAATATAACTTTTGCCGGCTCCTGATTCACCGGCAAAAACTGTAACTTTGCCTAATGGTACGCCTTTTTGAAAATCACCACTTATTAAATAATTAAGAACATAGTTGCCTGTTGAAATCCAATCAGTTGGATCGTGAAATCCTGCACTCATTCCTGTAATAGATTTAGTTAAACTATTCCTAAACTTAGTGGGATCAAAAGATTTAATTGTCATTAAAATTTCCTGTTAAAAATAAAAAGTAGAGCTACTTATACATAGCTCTACTTTAGTCAAACATTAACCGTTTTGACGTGCACGAATCATTGCAAGAATATCTGATGATTCAGGTGCTGCTGTTGATTCTTGAGCAGGTGCTGCTGGAGCAGGATCTGGGTCAAAAGGAGGATCAACTGGCGCAGCAGCTGGCACAGCTTCTGCTACTTTAGGAGTCGGTGATGAATTTTGAACAGGGTCGCCTGTACTCATGCCAGGAGCCTTGAAATAAGCACCCCATGCATCAGGATCATATGCCTCACCGTCTACTGACGCTTCAAACATTTCAGTCATTACTTTAATGCTAGTTTCGTCCGGCTTTGATGGCAAGAAATCGTTTAGATTAAACAAGCTATAAGTGTTAATAGCTTGCATCTCTGCATCACTTAGCGGGCGTTCTCTACGAGCCCAAGTTGACGTTGAGTAGTCAGCGTATCCACCTTTAGAACTTTTATTAAGTCTAAAGTCAATACCTTGTGTGTAATCAGTTGGAAGTTCTTCCATGTCAGGATCCATAAGAGCCTGCTTGATAATCTGAAAAATCTGTGGCCCGATAATAAGACGACGAATTGGATTTTCTGGTGCTTCGTCATCAGTAAGAGGGTTGTCTGTTACAAAACCTTGGAAGATATACGAACGTTTCTTCCAATACTTACGACCCATGTCTTCAAGAGTTGGATCTTTAAACCAACCACGAACTTCACCGAGAATCGGACAAGATTCACCATACATTTCCATACACGGAACTTGTACTACAATTGGCTTAGAATCTGTTTGTCCTTTGATCCCTGCAAACGGCAGTTTGATCATTAAGCGTTCTTTCCAGAAGAAATCTGCATTAGGGTCGCCGTCAGGAAGGAAGCGAATAGTTGCACTTTCGCCTTCTTTGATATTCCAGAATGGATAGATTGGATTTGGTCCTGTAGGACCTTGAGCTGCTCTATTATCTTGTTGTTGAAGTTTTGCTCGTATTTCAGCTAGTGATGTCATATTAATTTGCCTTTCAATGCCTTTAAATATATGTTATGCCTAAATGTGTAATAAAGCATATTTCTTATACTACACAATGTTATTTAGTTTGTCAACTAAATTTTTATAAATTTTCTATATAATTTTCTAAGTCAAAATTTTCGATCACTCGATTAGATGATAAAAATTCATAATCACGTCTTTTATTTGCATTTTTTGTTATATTCCTTACATCAAACCCTATCATTCTTGCTCTAGAAAATTCTCTTAATCCTTTCAAAAAATCATACCATTTTTTTCTAGTCAATTCGTCTTGATCTCCTACTAGGTTATCACTGTAAATTACCGATAACTTTTCATTATCCAAAGAACAACTAACTTTACCAATAACATCTCCATCTGCAGAAAAATCAAATTCAAATAATCTTCCATCGCTAGGTACATTTGTAACATTACCTTCTTTGTCACCTAAAGTGCAGTTAGGAAATCTACCTCTAACTTTGTTAAAAAGTTGCTCTGCTATTTTGTCTAAATTATTTACAGCCATTATTTTTCCTAATCAAATTCATTGCTAAGTCCGCTAAATTCTGGAGCATCGAATTCGTCTCCGTATTCAACTGGTTTTAATTGCGGCATATACTCGCCTGCTAGATTTATATATTTGTCTAAATAATTATCTAACATAAAACCAGTGGTTACATGAATCACTTCAAATCTTTCGAATCTATTTCTATCTTTAAATTCCATACCCTTACCGATTTCTTTAATATACGGATCTTTTCTTGCCTGTCCCGGTCCAGCAAATTGAGGCAAACTATCAAAATGAGTTAATCTTCTTTTCTTAAGCAACACACGAACTTCTTTTGCTGTACTATTCATTGCTTTGTTTCTAATATATTTTCTACGTTGAGTTTCTGTGCCTAGATAATCGCCCTTGTCTGTATACATAGGTAATCCTATTTCGTCAAAACTAGTGTTTCTAAATTCTTCTCTACCACTAACTTCGATTGCACCGTCACCTCTGCCTGAGCTTTGAGGACCATATTTTGTTATCCAGTCGATAAATTCTTCTTCACTTCTGCCGCCGAAGGGAATATTTTCTAACGGGATAGCCGATCCTATTAAAGATAATTCTTTTGCTATTGCTATGTAAAGTTCTGATGGTTCTAAGTCTAATGCATCATACATCTCTTCTATAGTTTTGAATAACTCCCATAAGTCTACATAGGATGAAAAATCAGAATAATCAATTCCTTCTTTTGGCACATATTTTCCGTCAACAAAAGTAAATAAAGGAAAAAACTCTCTTACAAGAGAAGCAACTTCTTTTAATTTAAGTTGTACAACTATATCTACTATAGTTTCAAATGAATTTAATTGATTATCATAATTTAATTGCATGTTATCATCGTCAATTAAACTTTCTAATTCATCAAGCTTTTCTACTACATCAAGCAAATTGTTAAGGTCGGCATTGTCTTTATTTTTATAAAGATCTGCTATATCATCTCGTATTTCATACCACAAAACAAAAAATGGATCGTTAGATCTTTCTAATCTTCTATTTAATTCTGCAATAGAAGATTCTAATTGTGTTACTTTTGGTTCTACAGCAGTAGTATCTAAATCAAACTCAACAAACCCTTTCGGATATGCAGATTTTAATGTAACTAAATCAGATTCTTGTAAAGTTTGTAGTAGCTGTGTTACAACATCTTCATTTATATCTCTGTTAGATGTTTTTTCCAGTTCAACTTGAGCTAAATCGTTTGATTGATCTAACTGAGTGCTAATGTCTGCTAGTTTTGCTTTCAACAGATCTTGGAATTTTGTATCTATTTGGTTTAACGTAGAAGTAATTCGATCATCTTCGAAGTATGTGCCGTCTATACTTTGAAAAACTATTCCTATGTAATTTGTAACTTCGTATATGTCTTTTATTGACCTATTATCTACATTATTTATAGCAACATCTATTGCAGAAATAATAAGATTCAATGTCTCTAAAGTTTGCTCTACATTTTTTCTACGTTCTTCTTGAGCACTTATAGCTTCATCTCGTAAATTAAACTGAGTTTGAATTGCAAGAGCACTTGCAGCTTGATGAGCTGCTCGTAATTTATCTTGTAGTACTGAGTCTTCTGCGCTCTGTCTTATTTGTTCTCTGTTAGCAAGTTCTTCCTCACCAGCTGATCGACCACGTTCTATAGATTGTAACATCTGTTCAGCTTGAGACTTTGCTTTTTGATCTAGCGCTTCGAAATCTATATTTGTAACTGCACGACTTATACTTGTTTCTGCACGTTGGTCATAAGCACTTATACGATTTGGTAATTGTACAGCAAACCAATTTATTGCTGATTTAATATTGTTAGTGTTGATAACAGATCGCAGTTTATAGTTACCCCAATTGACAGTTTGTCCGTCCTCATCTTTTGTTGTTAGTGACATTTCAGGCACACTTGGTAATTTAATTTTAATAGGCAAGTTATTTTCTTGTAACTGAATTAATTCCTCTAGTGATAAAATGTCTACATAAAGATCTTGTAATTTGTATATTGCTTGTTCCCTGTTTTTAGGGTCTAATACATAATTTGTAAATGTTTCTTTATCTCTAAAAATTTCGCTAAAGTTAATATAAAAATCTAATTTATCACCTATGTTTTTTCTTATGTAATTCTCTACTTTATCATTTAAGTTATTAAGGCCAGGTTGAGATACTTGAATGTTTCCTTGCCATCTAGGAAAAATACCTGTAGGGTCATTGCGATATCCAGTTTCGAAGTTTTGGACTCTTTCAACTTCTCTCCACAGCAGATCAGGAATTTGCTTATAGAAATTTTCCATAGACTGTGTATCAGCTTCTGCCTTAAGTAGTCTTTTATAATCATTATACAGATCTGCTAGTCTTTTTCTAATATTATTCATTACATTAGCATTAAAGCGAGTCCACATATCGGTTTGATATTTCTTTTCGTACGCTTGTATAGCTCTAAGCAGTTTACCATAATACTCAATAGATGGTAAAACACTGCCTACTGCTGGTTTATAAACACTAGCCACATAATTAGATAAAATATTATATTCTTCTTTATCGCTATCTGTGTATCCTCTAAAAGCAGATTGCCAAGTTAGTCTTGTATTTCCATACTTTTCTTTTAGTTCATCGGTTTTATCAAAAAGAGCTTGGTCAATAGCCATAAGTTGTTGATCTACGGTATCATATTTAGACTGAATACTGCTTATAGTTTCTTCTATTTGCTGCAAATTTAAACTTGTACCAGCTACTTCTTCAATTGCTTGACTAAACGAAATTTCTTTATTTTTGGCAATTGATAACGCACTTTCGATTTGTGCAATAGTAAATCTTCCAAACTTTTTATTTTTGTCTATGAATGTGGGTATACTCGAGCTATCTGTTGTATATACTATGCTTGAGGTATCAGTTTGGCCAGTTCTTAAGTAATCTTTAAGTATTTTAGAACCATGTGTCCATTCGGCCCATAGTTTATTTGCTATCGGCGTGTTTACGTTTCTAGGCGGTTTGTAGTACAATTCGCGAATTTCTTTTTCTATGCTCGGTTTACTTAATTCTATATGTTTTTTTATTATTTCATAATCTTCTTCAGAAATATTTTCAAATCCTATCTTAGTTATAGCTAAGAAAAGAGGACCCATCGTTTTAGTAGTCCATAGCTTGCCGGATCTTGCATCCTTCATAGCAGCTTTGTACACTTCTGTAGGAGTATTGAATTGCTCCGCTAAAATACTGTCATACTTTTTAGTGATAGCATTAAGTTTTTTTTCGTAAATATCAAACATATTTCAATCCCAGTATGTAATATTTAGCCATATCCGCGACTTACAAATATTGGCATCGGTGCTTCGTATTCTTCTTCAATTGAAGTAGTGGTAAAAGTATTATACACTCTGGGATCCCAATCTTTTAACACAGCTACCATTCTTAATATTAATAAGACTGCACTAATAAGATCATCCGACTCGCCCGGCTTAGCTTTAAAACTATTACCAGCAGCTACATATCCTTTAAGTTCACTAAGTAACGGTGCACTGTGAATTTTCATTTTGCTGTTTTCTAACATTGTTTTTAATCTAGTACACGCTGTAATTTTAGAACCGTGTGTAGTGTTAAACCCTTTGCGGAATTTTCTTACATGCCCTTTACGGATAGGCTCAGAAACAAAATACCCTTGTATGTTTTCTTCACCATAATCGTTTATTACAATTAGTGCTGCTTCACCTAAGCCGTTGTTTTCAACACTCCAGTACAAGCTAGATACACCTACTTCATTTGCTATGTAATCGTTTATTTCTTTTAGTATTTGTATTTGTTTAGGAATGGCGGTTGTATTGTGTCGCCATTCTGCAACTTGTTCATAAGCTGGTAATTCAAAAACTTGTATAGCTGCATAGTCTCCCCCAGTTCCCATACTAGGATCTAGTGATACAGCATAGCTAGAAGATTTGTCTAATTTTTTATACCAACGCACTTGACCCATGTTCATCAAGGGGTCTATTGTTTGAGCGTTTGCTAACCAAATACTATCTAATAGTGTTTCGTCAAAGATTAAAAACTCACATCCATACTCTCTACGAAAACGCTCTTCGCCTATGCGACCCATTTCAGCCGTTGCCCATGCATCGTCTCTGTCAGGATGTTCTTCCCATGATGCTACGAAACTGTGAAAACCATTTATACCAGTATCTTGCTCATTGCCGTACTCGTCAAACTTTTGTTCTGCTTGTTTCCATATTTGAGCAAAGGTATCTTCGTCTGAGTTTGGCGTTGATGTAATAATTGCACGACCGCCTGTTGCAAGCGTAGGCGAAATTGATGTCCAAAATTCATCTGCAATGTTTGGTTGTACAAATGCAAACTCGTCGCAATATAGTAGTGAAATTGCCATACCACGTCCAGTAGTACCTGTAGTTGTTTGACTTACAATTCTACTACCATTTTCAAATTCAATAGATCCTTTGTTGTAACTTGTTACGCCGGCTCTGATATGATCTGGGCACAATTCGTACACATAGCGTATACGTTGCATGATTTCTTGTGCACCTGTATATTTGTGTGCTGCAATAAGTATAGTTTGATCTTTATTAAACATTGCAAACCAAGTAAGGTATATAGCAGCACAAGTAGTTTTGCCTGTTTGTCTAGGCATCATATTAATATTAAATCGATGATTATGATAGCTATCCATTAACCTTAGCTGATATTCATATGGATCAAATAGCAATTTGCCTTTTACGGGATGCTGAATATGTGCAAAGTTTTCTGCAAAATACAAATAACCTGTTTCGGGGTCCGTGCATCTAGCGAACTGGACCATTTGTTCTTGAGTATATGTTTGTTTTTGGTGTGGTTTTTTTGTTAAAGTTCCATCTAAAGATTTATTCATAAAATATTTAGCAAAAAATTAGTAAACTGCGTATTTTTTTGCTAGATTATAAATCTCAGGATTTACTTTTTCGAACTGTATACCTTGATGTTTGTCTAGTATTTCACAACTTTCTAAAAATTTCTTAAGATTATTAGTATCAAGATTGTTATCATATAAAATGTTTTTTAGTTTGGTATTTTTCTGTAATATTTTTTTATCAATTTTAAATTTTTTTCTCTCATGCAAAGGTAGTTGATTTAATTTTAAATATTTCGGACGATTTAAAGGATTAAATGTATAAGATAAATTTTTATTTACGTTCCAGTTAATAATATCATTTACCTTATTACAATTTTGAATATTTAAAGTAGTGTAAGAAATAAATTTTGTATTATCTTTTAGTGTTAACCAATCATTTATATTTTTATCAATTAAAGAAAAATCAACTCCCCAACGAATACAATTAGCTAAATCACCTACTGCATCGATACTAAAAAAGATTTCTAATTGTCTTAATTTTTTAAATAAAGAAAAATATTCTTTCGGCAAAATACTACCGTTTGTTGATATAGATAATTTAACTTTTTCTAAATTAGCTTGACTACCTATTTTATCTAAAAGTTTATAAAAATTTTTACTATAGAATGGTTCACCACCGACTATATGTATAGTTTCTATGTCTGAAAAATTAGTATTATCTAAAACTAAGTTTAATTTATCACTATAACGCTTTGCTTGTAAATTATTATTTAAAAAGTGATCGTGTTCTAAATTTTGAAGTTTATTTGTAACATCTTTTGCACTTAACCATTTACTACTACATGCCGGTCTGCACATTCTACACATCATATTACAAGTATTATCTAGTGCTATTTCTAAGTACTGTAATTTATTTTTTTTAATTGTTTTCAATTGGGCAGAATGTTCAAATGCATACATACGCAAGCTATCGATATTCATGCTTTCTTTATTCCAGCATTTACTACAAGCATGATAGCTTTTGTTTGTTGTTTTTAAATTTTTTCTTATATTTTGCCAGACTTCTGATACAAAAATTTCATCTAAAGAATCTACATCAAAAACAGTAGGTATTTTAAAACTAAGATCTGTAGTACCAAAACCACAACAAGGTTTGATTTTTCCTTGTATATCTTTTATAGCAATAGCATTTGTTAAAAAATTACATTGTCCTGATTCTAAAGATAATAGATCTTTACTTGTGTTGTGAAGCATTACAACTTATATAGTGCTTTAAGTTCTGCTCTAATTTTATTTTCTAATAATTCGTCATCTTCTGTATTCATTGCATTGTCGCCGCCTGCTGTTGCTGGATAAGATCCTTTTTCATTATTAAGACCGCCGGCTAAATTCTTTGTCATGTACTTTGTATCACGAAACTCTGGATCAGGTTCAGTAGTAGCATCTTCAAAACCTTCTTCTACTGCGCATTCTTCATCGAGACTATGATCGCCTCCGCACATATCACAACTAGAAGTTTCAGCTGTATCATTTTCGTCTTTGAAAAGGCTTAATAGCTTTGCCATATCCATATGTTATCTCCTATAACTTATTTATGTAACTTTGTAAGTCTATAAGTTTTGATTCTTTTACTTTTTGTAATTGTTGACTAACTTCTGCTGCTTGTTTTTTGTAGCTTGTTCTAGTTTTTTGATCTCCAGCTTGCCCTGATGCTACTGCTGATCTATTTAACATGTTACGATGATGAAGCAGCTTACCTTTCTCTGTGCGGGGAGTTGGAATCAAGTCGGTTTTATATATATTAATTTTTTGTTTTTGTATCTGCACTTGATTTTGTGCCTGCAGTCTGTCTAAGTTACTTAGATTTCCTTGAGATAATTTTTT